AGCAGCTGTAGCAGCTGAGTCTTCAACTGGTACTTGGACAACTGTATGGACAGATGGTCTTACTCAACTTGACCGTTACAAGGGACGTTGTCCGGTCTTTACAAACTGGGAGGGTTGAGATTCACATGCTTGTCACTGATGGATGCGAAGCTTGCAGATCACTCATACCGAGTTGTCTGCGTGAATTCACTCGGACTGTACGGACCTTTAGACTGGAAGATGATTTCTTTGCACGTTTGTGCATTGATTACAGCACGGCAGCTGACAAATCTCTGAATCAGTCATTGACATCTGAGATCCGTTCGGAAAAGGATCCTTTGCGCAGGATCGCAATGATGCGTCTGGTTCCTGAGGCACTTTCTCAGGTTCATGCGCGGCAACGATTGTTGTCGCCGCGATTCAATCGGCACTCTCTGTTCCTTTATGGAACGGGAGGTCTGACTACAGTTACAGTACTCACTTTGGGTACCAGACGGTTACTTGCGAATTGGGAGATGCCCAAATCTCTGCGATATGGTTTGACCGCTTTTACCATGTTCCCATTTTGGGAAATGGGGGTCTTTTACCTTGGAAGAAAGGTTTCTCAGATGTGGAGCGGACATGCACACTACAAGATTTTACCGCTCATGGATATTTCAGAGACTGAGGATGAGGATGTCGTCGCGGATCCCGCCGTCCCTGCGGTTTTACCCAGGGTCGTGCCGCTTCCGCCGTCGCCGGAGCCTGACAACGATCATTCTGATGTCAGCTCAGTGACTACGGATCCGGGAGCGCATGTGGATGAGATTCGAACTTGGTTTCAGAACCTTCCTCCGCCTCCCGGGCTGGGTCCAGATGACAGAATTCCAGTCAATACGATTGTCGGACCGTTGGAATCAGTTATACTCGAAACCAACATTGAGTCAGGTGAGGATTACCTCGCCAGAGTTGAGACTAGGGATATCCCAGTCCCTCGTGTCGCTACTCCGATTGGTCCCACCACCCAGGAAGTTCAACATTACACTGATGCTCTTGAGAATGTTATCAGAGCATGCAAAGGTAGGGTGGAAGGGAAAGCTAAACCATTCAAACCCAGTGACAAAGTATATGCGGGCATTCTGTCAGTGCAGAGGGCATTGAAGGATCATGTATTCACGAAACGGAGGGTCCAGCAATGGGCCGCGGACAATCCATGCTTGAATGAGCTTGTTTCGAAGAAATGGTCCCAACGTACTGTTCAGAATGCTTTGGATATGTTGATGGCAACCTCGGCGAATCAGCATTTTGTGAAATGGGCTGTGTCTATCAAGGATGAGATTCTTGCCAAGGGAAAGGAA